AAGACCTGCTGCCACAGCTTCGGTCCCGCGAAAGCTGGCAGCCTCAGTGGCGAGTGCTGCCTCTTGGCTCAGCCGTACGCCACGTCCCGCTGCCACCGTTTCCGCAAAGAGAAAGCGCAGCACATCGATTTCGCGCTGAATGTCGCTCTGCACAGTGGCTGGAAGCGGCTCATAGGGATTGGCGTCAACTTTGTGCCGCCCTGAATGGACCAGCGTCACACGAATACCCTTTTGATCCAGCTGACCGCTGAGATCAGCGTGCATGACCACGACACCGATGCTGCCGACGGCCCCGGTGCGGGGCAGCAGGATACGGTCGGCCTGGCTGGCCAGCGCATAACCGGCCGAGAAAGCGTGTTCAGCCACAAACGCCCAGACGGGTTTTGTGGCGCGAATTGCACGAATGCGATCTGCGAGATCAAATACCCCCGCAACTTCACCCCCAAAACTGTCAATTTCCAACGCAAGGCCGCGCACGGACGAGTCTCTTGCTGCCGCGTCAATCTGAGCTGCGATCCCCTCATAGCTGGTCTGGCCCGAGGACTGTCCGATCCAGCCCCCGCGGTGGATCAGCACGCCGGAAATCTCGATCACGGCGATGCCATCAACGACTGGGTACAGGGCGTCACTATGCTGGCCAAAGCCCTCGGCAAGGCCACTCGCCAGAATACTGGCGCGCGCTGTTGGTATGGGGGCGCTTTCCAGCGCGAGGCCTTGATCCAGCGTCTCGACCTGGCGCCCAAGGATGCGTGGCCCAAGACCGGACAAAAACGCCATGGCTTTGCAGGGCTCAACCAGCAGCGGCGTATTGAAGGCGCGCGCAGCAATGCGGGCGTGGAACATCAGGTCTGGTCCTCAGAGTTGCGCGGGCGGCCCGCGTCATCGGTTTCATCTGTTGGGTCGTTGTCTTCGTCTTCGTCCCCATCCGGACCCGGCAAAGCCTGCACCCCCTGCGCGGGCGACCCCGGCCGACGGAAGTCGAGGCCGAGCAATCGCTCGCGCTCCCGTTCGGCGGCGATTTCGCGGTCGACCTGTTCGGCGTCGTAACCACGCTCGGCAATGGCTTGGCTGCGGGATTTGAGGCCCGCCTCGATTTGGGCAATCTCAGCGTTGGCGTCCTTCAGGGGATCGACCCAATCCCATTTAGTGGGTAGCCAGTTGGCCGCCAGAAACCGTGATCGGTCGGCCTCATAGCCGGGAAGGTCCAATGCGCCGGACATTATGGCGACATCCATCCAGCGCGCATAAATCGGTCGGCACAGCTGATAGACCATCACCGAGTGCTGCCAGGCCGAGACGCGGCGTCTAAATTCTATCAGCGCCAAGCGCGAGTTCGAGAAGTTCCCCTTCACCATGTCATTGGTCAGATAAGGATAAGGAATGCCCAGCGCTGAGGCGACCTGTAGCAGTGTGCGGTATTGGAACGGCTCATAGGTCGCCCCTGAATCCGCAGGCTGGCCCACGGTCACATCCTCGCCTGGATCCAAACGCACGACCTGGCCGGGGCTGATCTCCAAGCCGCCTAGCATGTCGTCATCCTCGGACGGCAACAGCGGATTTTCTGGAGCGGGCGAGGTCACAAACATCGCATACATCGCGGCGACCTTTTTGCGGTCGAGCTCGGCATCGTCGTATTGATCGAGGAGAAACAGCTTCACGATGGCCGGTGCCAGCTTTGAAACCCCGCGCAATTGACCCGCTTCAACGGGGTCGATCACATGGATGACCTCACTTGCTGGAACCCGGACCATTTCGCCCGCCAGTCCCGGATCGGTGCTGTCGCCGGGGTGCCGCCGGAGGAAGTGGTACGCCACACGGCGTCCAACCCGGTCGAACTCGATCCCCTGACGGGTGTCATTGCCATTACCAGCCATTCCCGTCTGATGCAGCGGCAACATCTCGGCGGGCAACATCTGCAGCTGCAAGGGAACTGACAATCCGTCGCCTGCACGTCTTGGGCGGATCCGAAAGAATACCTCACCGGCCAGAAACACCTCACGCGCCGCACGCCGCTGCAGCCCATAGAAATCAGTCAGACCTTCGCTGTCAGCCTCATCCGTCCAGGCCAACCAAAGGCGTTGCAGCTCTTCCTTGTGCGCCGCGTCTGCAATCTGCGAGATCGGCTTAATCCCGTCGCCCACGGTATTTGCCGCCCAGCTTTCAACGGCATTGGCTGCGTAGCCATTGTTGCGCACCAACCAACGGGCGCGCGCGTTAATATCAGGGCCTGAGGCTGCGATCAGCGCATTTACATGCGCGCGCGTCGCCTGGAACCCGCGTAGGCGACGATGATGTTGGCCTGCATCAAAGCCACCGACAAAGGCCCCGAGACGCTGCCGCCAGTTCATCACAGGTCCTTTACGGCATGGGGGTGAGAGATGCGCCCAGCGCCGCGCTCGGCTTTTGCAATGCGCCGTTCGATATCGAAGACAGCGGCCGCCAATTCAGCATCTGTGCCATAGGTCAGGGTCTTGCCATCATAGCTCACAGAGCGCGTGCCGCTGTAGCGCGCCGCCAGCAACGCGCTGTGGCGGGATTTGAGATCATCGAGGGTCATTGCGTACTCGCTATTCCATGTATTTGGGCGTGCTTACCCGCCAGCCGCGCTTGCGCGGGACGGCGATCCGCCCAGCTTGAGGCTCGGACGGTGTGTTAGTGTCGGCTTTGGCGGCCGCCGTGATCGTCTCAACCCCGGCTTGTTTTTCGAGTTGTTGTCACATCCTTTCATCGAAGCGGTCAGCACCGAGGATCCAGACTGCGGCGCGGGCATAAACCCGAGTATCCAGCGCCTCATTGCGTTCGCGCATCTTTTGCCATTCTTGGCGCGCGTAGCCCCGCTTGTTGCGGATCGTGACCAGCTGTTCGGCCACCAGCTGCTTTAGCCATTCGCTGTCAGCCCAGTCCGGCAGGTGGATCGTGCCTGCTGGATTTGAAACGCCACTGGCGCGGTCTTCATCATTGGGCCGCTCCAGCCGCAGATAGCGATAGGTCTCCGCCTTGAAAGTGGCGGTGGCCACTGTCCAAAGCCGCGCGCCCCGCTTGAGCTTTCGTCCGTTCACGGTCGCATCAACAAAGGTTGGCCCAGAGACCGGCGTTGTGCGGTTGAAGCCTTCCATGCCTTTGACGGGGGCCACCTGTGCGATGCCTTGGGTGCGGGCCCATGCGTAGACGGCTGCCGTTTCATAGCCGGTGTCGATGGCCAGCTTTGCCAGGGGCATGACAGCACCGTGTTCGTGCACCCATGTCTGGCGAAGAAGGGCCGTCAGCTGGTTCCAGCAGGCCGGATCATCCGGCCCGCCCGGGATCACGATGTGATCGACAAGCCAGCTTTCCAGCCCACGACCCCAGGCCCAAACATCGACCTCGATGCGATCCTTCTGCACGTCCGCTCCCGCGGTCAGAAACAGTCCCCGCGCTGGGATCTGGGCCACGAACGTCTCGCGCCGATCTGCGAGGCGCTGCCACTCTGGTGCATCGCCACTCTCGACCCATGTCTCGCCCAGCAGGGTGTTGCGCGCCGCGCGCAGCATCTCGTCCGAGCCTTGTGCCGCCAGCCAGTCACGCGCGATCTGCTCCCAGCTTTTCCAGCCAATCGGCGAATAAAGCGCCGAGAGGTGGAACCCGATGGCGTTGGGGTTGGCCGACACAGCCGTGGCACGCCACTCACCGCGTGCCAGCATCTCAGTCTTGTGATGCTCTGCGATAGGCTTCTCGCAGCCCACGCAGTGATACATGGCCGTTTCTGGCCGCCCCTTGTCCCAGCGCAGCCGATCAAACTGCAGCCATTGCCGATGGTCGCAATGCGGGCAGGGCACAAAATAACGCCGCTGATCAGAGGCCTCGAACTCCCGCTCGATCCGGCTGAGCCCCCGGATCGTCGGGGTCGAGACCATGAACACCTTGCGGCGATGCGCAAAGGTCGTGGTGCGGGCCTCTGCCAGCGTGACCGGATCGCCTTCCTCGTCTGCGGAGGCCGGATAGGCGTCAACCTCATCCAAAAACACATACCGCGCGGGCATCGAGCGCAGGCCAGTGGCCGAGTTTGCCCCGGTCAACACCAGAATGCCGCCGGGGAATTCTTTCGACAGCATCGAATTGCCCGCGTCCCGCGAGCGGGCCGGGCTCACCTTTTCCCGCAGCGCCGGGCTGTCCTCGATCAGCGGATCAATCCGACCCCGCGAGGTACGTTTTGCCATCTCCAGCGTGGGCAGCACCGCCAGCATCGGGCCTGGCGCGTGGTGAATAACAAAGCCAATCCAGTTATTACCCGCCTCCGTGGCGCCGACTTGTGCGGCCTTCATGAAGCTGATCCGCTGCGCCGGGTGGCACGGCGACAGCGCGTCCATGATCTCGCGCAGATAGGGCGTGCGCGCGGTGCGGTATTGCCCGGGTTCCGCACTGGCGCGGGACGACAGTTTGCGATGCGCATCGGCCCATTCCGACACGGTCAGATCCGGATCAGGCCGGATCCCGCGCCGCCAAACGCGCAGTATGTCCTCAGCGCCATCAAAGCCGAGGTCGAGCCCCTCGGTTAGGTCGCCGTCGTTCAGGCTGTGATCATGATCACCCTCATGCAAGCGAGACCCTGAGGTCTGCGAGGGCGGTAAGCTGCTCTCGGACATGGGTTTCCAGCACCCTTTGCAGGATCGCAGTTTTGATCGTCACGGGTGTGCCCTGCGCCTTCTCGATCTCTGCGGACAATTGCGCAGCCATTAGGGCTGCTACGCGGGTGGGCCAGGTGACCCAGACATCCCGCTCTTGCCGGGCCAGGCGAAACACCAGCGCCTCTGCCCGGGCGCGGTCGACCAGCGTCCCCTTTTTCTTTTGGAGTGACAGCTGGCGCTCCTGCGCTTGGTAGACCGTCAGGGCCGTGCGCGCTTTTAGATAGGACGTGCTGTCGCCCGGACCAGAGATGCCACCGCCATCTCCGTTGCTTCCACCACCCCCACCAATTCCACCCCGTGCGCGCATCTGCTGATCGGGGTCTGTCATCGCCCCGCGCCGTGCATTCGAGGCGGCAGCATTGATCGACCCGTCCTGAAACAGGACCAACCGTCCGGTTTTACGTGCTTTTTGCAC